AGTCAAACAACTTCATCCTCAACTACATCGCGAATGTAGATGATCCGATGAACAGACGCCTGATCGATACGATCATCGACTCCGAGAATATCAGATGCAGCTCCTATGCTCCGGAGTACTGGGCAGGCGCATCCATCGAGTATCTCGACAGCGACAACACGACCAGCAACATCCTTGCCGGTCACATGATCTTCCGTCAGCATATCGCGCCGTACACTCCGGCACAGTTCATCGAGAACGTCGTGGACTACGATGTCGATACACTGACCGCAGCACTGACAGGAGGTAACGCATAATGAGCCTTTTACCTGAACTTATTAACAATTACAACGTCTACAACAGGGGATCCCAGTGGATCGGCGTCACCGGTGACGTTGAGCTTCCGTCCCTTGAGTCTCTGACTGAGACAATGGAAGGCGCGGGAATGCTCGGCGAGGTCGATGTTTCTGCGGTCGGCCATTTTGCCTCCGGTCAGATGACCGTGCCTTTTGTCACGGTCAACAAGCAGGTGTTCGATGCGATCAACTTCTCGAAGCCGCTTGAGCTGCAGATCCGCGCATCCAAGCAGTCTGCAGACAAGGCGACCGCCGGCGTTGACTACACGCCGACCAGAGTCGTCATCCGCGGCATGGGTCACACCGTCGAGCCCGGGCATTTTACCAAGGGCAAGGCAATGGAGACCTCTGTCGAGATCGAGTACACCTACATCAAGATCGAAGACGAGAACACGACCGTGCTCGAGCTGGACAAGCTCAACAACGTCTTCGTTGTAAACGGAGTGGATCAGCTTGCAAAGATCCGCTCTCAGATCTGATAAGCCACAAAACTGAAGGAGGACAGAGTTATGGCAGATGAGAAAAATACCAAAGTAATCGAGATCACTACGACTTCGGACGATGTGATCAAACTGACAAAGACCTACAAGCTCGACGGGCGTGAGATCAAGGAGCTGGATCTTTCCGGCCTCAAGGATCTCACGATGGCCGACTATGAGCAGGTGCGCAAATATCTGGCTACCAGAGGCGTGACGCCTCCGGCTTTACTCGCTGAGGCAGATCCGACCGTGACCAACGCATACGCGGCGGTCGCGTGTCACATGCCATTCGAGTTTTTCGAGCAGCTTAACCTGCCCGACGGCTATGCCGTAAAGAACAAGGTCATGGGTTTTATCTACAGCGGGGGATCCGGCTCGGAGACTTGAGCGGTCTCCATAAGCTGTCGATAAATCTGTCAATCGAGCTGAAGACAGGACTGGACTATATCCGGGACCTGTCTCTTTTCGATGTTCTGGATATCTGCGACGACATCAACGAGCTGAACAAGGAAATGGAGCTGAAAGTAAAGGCGGCGAAGCATGGCAAGTGAACAATCTATAACGATCAAAATCGCCGGCCAGCTGGACGGCTCTCTCAACCAGGCGGTCGCCGGGGCGCAGAAAGCGCTCGGACAGCTTTCCTCGACCTCCGGAAATGCGCTGACGCGCGTCGGATCGGCGATGGAAACCGTCGGGAGTACACTCACAAAGACAGTCACCGTCCCGCTGATCGGGGCGGGGGCTGCTTCCGTCAAGCTCGCGTCGGACTATGAGTCCGGGCTGGCAAAGGTAACATCTATCGTCAACGCCACCGGTCAGAACACCGGCGACACGATGGACAAAATGCGGAAGGATATCCTGGATCTGTCCAACACGACAGGCATGGCCACTGGTGACATCACCGACGCGACCTACCAGGCGATCTCCGCGTCTGTTCCCGCGGCGGATGCCGTGCAGTTCGTAGCCGATGCGGCAAAGCTCGCAAAGGCCGGACTCACGGACACAGCCACGGTTACAGATACATTAACAACGGCAATAAATGCCTACGGCTACAAGGCATCTGATGCCCTAGGCATATCTGATAAGCTGCTGCAGGTACAGAACTATGGTAAAACGACCATCGACGAACTCGGCCAGTCAATCGGCCAAGTCATTCCTACGGCGGCAATGTACAACACGTCACTGGATCAGCTGTCGGCAGGCTACATTGCTCTGACGAAAAACGGCGTCGCGACGTCTCAGGCCACGACATACATGAACTCGATGCTTTCTGAGCTCGGCAAGTCCGGCACAACGGCATCAGATCTCCTGCAGTCGAAGACCGGAAAGTCCTTCAGCCAGCTGATGAGCGAGGGCAAGTCTCTGACGGATGTTCTGGGCGTCCTGGATCAGGCAGCTAAGGAGAACGGCAAGTCACTCGGCGACGTCTTCTCCAACAAGAACGCGATCAAGGGCGCGGCGGTGCTTACTCAGCACGCGAAAGACTTCAATGACGGCCTGTCTGTGATTCAGTCAACCGCGGCCAACGCGGGAGCGGTCACGAATCAGGCGGTCGAGGATATCAATGCAAACGATCCGACGCACAACGTCCAGATGCTGACGAACTCCGTCAAGAACCTGGGCGTGGCCATCGGTGAAAACCTTCTCCCGCTTCTCACTCCGGTTGTGGATAAACTGACTGGAATGGTGCAGAAGTTCGGGAAATTTGTGGATAACTTAACTCCGGAGCAGAAGGAAATGGCTCTGAAGTTTGCGGGCATTGCCATCGCAGCAGGCCCGGTCGTGTCGATCTTCGGCAAGCTCCTGAAGGTGGGCGGCGGCATCGCTTCCTTCTTCGGTGGGCTCGGCAAGGGTGCGGACACGGCAGCCAAGGCGACCGGAAAAGTTTCGAAAGCGGCTTCCGGAATGGGCGCCGGCGCGAAGGACTTCATGGCCATCGGCGCAGGACTTGCACTCGCAGGTGCGGGCATGGCGCTCCTGACACAGTCGGCGATCGCGCTCGGCAAAGCCGGACCGTCCGCACAGGTGGCTCTGATCGGCCTGTCTGTTGACATGGCCGCACTGATGGCCGTCACAGCGGCCCTCGGCCCGTCGCTCAAGGGCGCGGCGCCTGGGCTTGCAGCTCTTGGCGGTGCGGTCCTGATGGCAGCCGCGGGCATGTCTCTCATGGCAATGGCGGCGATCCAGCTGTCCTCTGCCGGATCCGGCGCTTATGGTGCGCTGATCCTCATGACGGCAGGCATCGCCGGTCTGATGGCGGTGGCAGGCCTGGTCGGTCCACAGCTTGCGGGCGCCGCGCCCGGGCTTCTGGCCTTCGGCGGCGCTGTCCTCATGGCAGCGGGCGGTATGTCCCTCATGGCAATGGCTGCGACACAGATGGCCTCCGCGGGGCCGATGGCTCTGGCGGGTCTGGCAGTCATGGAGGGCGGCATGGTCGCTCTGCTCGCAGTCGCTGGCGCAATGGGTCCGTCCCTTGCGGTGGCGTCCTCGGGTCTTCTGGCCTTCGGCGGTGCGGTTCTAATGGCATCCGCTGGCATGTCTATCATGGCAATGGCAGCGACACAGATCGCATCTGCCGGACCTCTTGCGATGGCAGGGCTTGCCGTCATGATCGGCGGGATGACCGCTCTTCTGGCGGTGGCCGGTGCCCTGGGTCCGGCATTAACGGCCGGCTCTGTTGGCCTTGTGGCCTTCGGTGCCGGTGTACTTTTAGCTGCGGCAGGCATGGCCGTCCTGGTCAGTGCAGCGACGCAGCTGGCCGCTGCAGGAGCTCCGGCGCAGGTTGCGCTGGCGGCACTGGCAGCTGGTCTCGTGGCATTCGGCGCGGTGGCCGGAGCTCTGTCTCCTATCCTCCTAGCAGGTGCTGCGGCGATCGCGGCCCTCGGGGCGGCTATCATGGTCGTATCGGCCGGAGCTATGCTCGGCGCGACGGCCATGATGATGCTCGGGGTGGCTCTTCCGATGGTCAGCGCATCCGCCCAGGCAGGCGCGGCAGCTCTCGGCGTTCTAGGATCCGCGATGCTTTCTTTTGGTGCATCGGCGGCGGCATCCGCAGTAGGTACGGTGGCGGCAGCGGCTGCAATGGCAGCGCTCGGCGCGGCAGCACTTGTAACGGCGGCCGGACTTATAGCAGCAGGAGCAGGCGCAGCAGTGCTCGGAGCCGCAACGGCTCTGATCGCGGCGGCAGCAGCTGCAGGAGGCGCGGCGATGGCCATGCTCTCCGCTATGCTTCGGATGGTAGCAGCGGCAGCGACAGCTTCCGCGGCTCCGATTATGACATTATCAGCAGCGATGATGCCGTTCGCAGCGGCATCTCTTGCGGCAGCTGCACCGACGATCGCGCTCGGTGCGGCTATGCTCGTACTGGCGGCCGGCGCCGTAGCAGCGTCGGCTGGCATGGTTCCGCTGGCGGCAGCCATGACTGTCGTCGCGGCATCCGTGACAGTGATCGCGGCCAGTGCGGCGACCGCAGGTGCTGCGCTTAAATCTATGGCGGGCGGCGCGGCCGGTACGGCGGCAAAGCTCGCAGTCATCGCCGCAGGGTGTGCACCTCTTGCGGCGGCACTGGTACCAATGGCAGCGGCCGCAGCAGCGGCGGCAGCGGCTCTCCTCGCACTGGCTGCGGGCGGAGCAGCGGCGGCAGCGGCATTCCTTGCGGCGGCGGCAGCGGTGGCGGCTTTTGGCGCTGCCCTGATGCTGGCAAACAGCATGATCATGGTATTCCGGGCATCCGGCGTGGCGATCTCCGCGCTGGCGCCTCAGATGGCCGTGTCTTTCCAGACGCTGGCCACGGCCGTCCTGCCATTTACGGCAGCGATCACAGCGCTCGCCGGTCCGCTTGCATCATCTGCGGCGGCGATGGCAGTTTTCGCTGGCGGTCTTCTGGCGGCAGTCACAGCAGTCGCCGGTCTCACGGCCGGCCTCGCAGGAGCGACGGCAGCCATGACAACGCTAGGAACCGTTGCCATGACAGCAATGAACCAGGTGACGATGGCCGTAACGACGGGCTGGCAGCAGTCCAACGCGGCCTCGACGGCTGGCGTCCAGCAGATGACATCGACGACACAGGCAGGTATGCAGGCAATGGTGGCAGCGGTCCAGGCAGCGATGGCGGCCTTCGTGGCTGCGGTCACTTCCGGCGGAGCTTCCGCGGTGGCAGCATGTCACTCTACGGCTGCGAGCATGGTCGCAGCCTTCGCAGGGCTGGCCGGATCCATGTCGGCAGCCGGCGCGAACGCGATGTCAGGCCTCCGGAATGGTATCGCCTCGGCAGGTGCGGCAGCAGTCGCACAGGCCCGGAGCATTGCCAACCAGGTCGCATCTGCGGTCAACAGTGCATTAAAGATCCATTCTCCGTCCCGTGTCCTGATGAAATCCGGACACTTCGCAGGCGAAGGCATCGCCGAAGGTCTGCAGCAGGAACAGCAGAACGTCGCGCAGGCGGCATCGAGATCCCTGGCGGCGCCGATCCTCAGCTCCGTCGGCATGCAGACCGGCAACGCGGTCAGCAACGGCACACGGAGTCAGGCAATCCAGGACACTGTCGGAACGTATCGCTCCGGCGCGATCGGAGAAACGATCGACAACATTACAAACAACAACAGCCAGAACAGCACGGTGTACAACCAGACTGGTCCGGCTCCGGTCATCAACTTCTCGCCGCAGGTTACAATCAACGGCAACGCCACGGCAGAGGATGTCCGCGAGGGCATCAAGATGTCACAGCGTGATTTTGAGAAGATGATGGACCAGTATCTTAAAGGAAAGGCCCGGGTGAGCTTCGTATGAGTACATACACGACAATTCAAGGCGATACCTGGGACGGAATTGCTTATAAGCTCTACGGCGACGAGAAGTACATGAAAAATCTGATCGAGGCCAACTGGCTCTATACAGATGTCCTTGTCTTCTCCGCCGGCGTGGAGCTAACCGTTCCGGAAATAACCGAAGAGGAGAAGGACGACGACAATCTCCCGATCTGGCGCCAGTCCTCCTCTGACTCGGACGATGATGACGAGGAGAGCACCGATGAGTGAACAGGCAAGACGCGCCAGCGCGTCGCTGAAATTTAACGGCCAGGACGTACAGATTCAGCTCAACGACAAGCTCGAAAGCATCACCTACAAAGATGTGGCAAGCGGCGAGAGCGACTCCGTGGAGCTGATCGTCGAAAACAAGGATCAGAAATGGATGCGGGCGTGGAAGCCGGTTTTCGGGGACACGATCTCCGGAACGATGGACTTCTATCACTGGTACAATGCCAAGACGCCGAAGCAGACGATCTCCCTGGGAAATCTGGTCGTCGATTCTCTCCAGTTCAAGGGATCCGATTCAACGGCCAAGATCGGGGCGCTCGCCGTCCCGTACAACTCCGGATGGCGTCTCACGGTCCGCACGAAGACCTGGGAAAAGGTCACGCTGGAGCAGATCGGCCAGCAGATCGCGAGCCGATACGGCCTGCAGTTTGTGTACGATGCGCCGACTATAAGCATCGCGAGCGTCGAGCAGTCTCAGGAGACGGACTCAGCGTTCCTGTATAAGACAGCCAAGGACTACAGCATCAGCATGAAGGTATTCCAGGGCAAGATCATCCTCTATGATCGGGGCCGCTGGGAGGCAAAGGCTGCACAGGCTACGATCGACGCCTCGGACTTCGAGAGCGACGGCGCCTGGACGCTGGACGATACGATCCAAGGCATCTATACCGGAGGCCGTGCGTCCTATAAAGCCGGGAAGAAAAACGAGGAGCTGTCCATTTATGTCGGATTCATCGGAGAAAATGACGCGCATGCCCGGAACCTGAAGATCACAGAGACCTGCGACAGCAAGGAAGACGCCGGCAGAAAAGTGGCGGCAAAGGTCAACGACGCGAATGCCGAGGCGACCGTGATCTCCGGATCCATCTACCCGAATCCCGCGCTTGTGTCCGGTCTTACGGTCAACGTGACCGGCTTCGGGCCGAAGTACAACGGGAAGTATTTTATCGACAAGATGACCATGACGATCACCGGATCTGGCGGCACGACGCAGGACATTACAATGCATAAGTGTCAGAAGCTGCTGACCTATCCGCCGCAGACAGCTGCAGCGGCTGCAGGAACGGCGCAGAAGAAATCGACAACGGACATCGCGAAGGACGTAATCCGTGGCAAGTACGGCAACGGACAGGCCCGCAAGGATGCACTGGCCAAGGCCGGCTATGACTATGCGACCGTCCAGGCCGAAGTCAACAGACTGATGAGAGGATGATAAACATGGCTGAGCAATGGATAAGGATCGGCAGGATCTCGTCGATCAACGTGGCGGCAGGACTGGTCCGGGTGACATATCCGGATCTGGATAATTCCGTCACGGCAGAGATTCCGCTTTTCAATATGAACGGGGAGTATAAGATGCCGAAGGTCGGCTCGAACTGCCTGGTGGTACATCTCTCCAACGGCCAGTCCGCAGGGATATGCCTCGGCGGGTACTGGTCCGACGCGGATGTTCCTCCGGAGACCGGGGCGAACGTCTTCCGGAAGGACATGATCGGCGGCTATCTGGCTGACCGTGGTGGGGCTGTGGAGCTCCACGGCGGGACACTCACTTTCTCCGATCAGTCCGGATCCATCACGCTCGGCGAGATCATCCGGCACATAAGAGGATAAGGAGGTCAGGATGGGAGCTGTTGTCGGCCAATATGGCAGTGTTATCAAATTCGAGGTCAGCGATCGCAAGGTTTTGACCTTTTCCGATATGGAGCGGACACAGGAGGGACGCTGGAAGGATCACGAGATCCCGGGCGTCGTTCCGCAGTCTGAATTTGTCGGGCCGTCGGCGACTACGATGACTTTGAAGATAAAGCTCAAGGCTCAGCTGGGCGTGCGGCCGAGAGCCACGATCGCAGCACTGGAGAGATGCGCAAGAAACGGGACGGTCGATACGCTTGTGATCGGCGGCAGTAAGTACGGCTGGGGATCCGCGAAGTGGATCGTTAAGTCAGTCACAGATAAGTGGGAGCGCTTTATCGGCGGCGGCCTTATGGAGGCCGGCTGCGCGGTCGAGTTCAAGGAATACGCCGAGAGCTCGAAGGCTGTGACCGTCATAAAGAAACCGTCTCCTGCTCCGAAGAAGACGACGGCGGCCAAGGCGGTCGCAGCATCGAAGCCGTCCTACAAT